TTCCAAGATATTATGCGCTGCACTCTATCACAAAACGGAGAAATTTACGACACGTTATAGGAAAAGTTTTTCAACAACCTGCTAGGAACCACTATTGGCATGAACGGTATCAAGCAACGGCGGCTTAACGAGTTAACTCTGACAACTCACCCCGGTTTGTATGTGGGTGACTGTGTGCCATTCTATTTCTGCCCGCGTTCCATCATGCTTTACTTGATTTATCAGGCTAATCATATTGAATTAGACTATCACGGCGGGCAAGAGCCAATCGTGCACATAGAAGCAGATCTTCGTGATTCTGTCGCGTGGGCTGAAAAAAATGACAAACGTTGGGCGTTTACCCTGTCAAATGCTGGAGCCTATTACTTCGAGGACCGCTGCGACATGGCACAATTGGATGAAGTCAAATGGGATGCCGTGCAGACCGATAGGTGGAGTGGGAGAGGTGTTGCACCATCGGTCAAGGAAGGTAAACAAGCGGAGTTTCTGATGGAACACGACTTCCCTTGGCACTTAGTCGAACGAATCTGTGTGTATTCAAAGAGACTTTATTCTCAGGTGGTAAATGCGCTGCCAGCGCACGGTCATCGACCAAAGGTCGAAGTAAAACCAGACTGGTATTACTAACAAGGAGGCAGCGAAGATGATAGAATACAAACGGGGTGACATTTTAAAAGAAGATACCGAAGCTCTTATCAATACTGTGAATTGCGTTGGTGTGATGGGACGCGGTATCGCGCTCCAGTTTAAAAACGCCTTTCCAGAGAACTTCAAGGCCTATGTTGCAGCCTGCAAGAACGAAAAAGTACAACCAGGTCGGATGTTCGTGGTCGAAATCGAGAAACTCATCAACCCGCGTTATATCATCAATTTTCCCAGTAAGCGGCACTGGCGCGGCAAGAGCCGGATGGAGGATATAGAGGCCGGGCTTAAGGCACTGGTTGAGACAGTGCGGCGATACAAAATTCGCTCTATCGCCATCCCGCCTTTGGGTAGTGGGCTTGGCGGGCTCGACTGGTCAGAGGTCAAATCGCGCATAGAGGCGATACTGCGACCGCTCACTGATGATGTTCGCGTTATAATTTATGAACCTAAAGGGGCACCCGTTACCGAGAAAATGATTCATAACCGTGAGGTGCCGACCATGACTGCGGGACGAGCGGCGCTGGTTGAATTAATGAACCACTACCTTGGCGGTTTACTTGATCCCTTTGTAACGCTACTGGAAGTGCATAAGCTGATGTACTTCATGCAGGAGGCTGGCGAGCCGTTGCAACTTAAGTATCAGAAAGCCTCTTACGGACCTTATGCTGAGAATCTTCGCCACGTTTTGCATGCCATTGAAGGGCACCTTGTTTCCGGCTATGCCGATGGCGGTGATACACCGGATAAACAGCTTAAGCTGGTGCCGGGGGCAACCAAGGATGCCACGACCTTCCTGCAACAACACCCGGATACCCGTACTCGTTTAGACAAGGTAGCGAAGCTGGTGAGGGGGTTCGAGTCACCCTTCGGCCTAGAGCTTCTGTCCACAGTCCATTGGATAATGAAAAATGAATCAGTCAACTCCGTTGATGAAGTGGTCAACCATACCTATGCTTGGAACCGCCACAAGAGACAGTTTACCCACCGTCAGATCACCCTTGCTGCGCATGTGATGTCGAGCAAGGGTTGGGTAAAAAAACTGAAACCAGGAGGGCACACATGAAGCCGACCATGCCGATAAATAAGATTCGGCATCTGTTATCATTTTCTCCCTTATGAGTGATGTTGGCTAAATTCAGGAGGGTTGCGAAGTTGGTACCAGTCAGTATATTATTGCCCCCGATAAATGAGTTAACTACCCTCACGGTTTCGACCTGAGGCGCGGGGCCACGCGAGTGGCCCTTGCTTTTTTGTTGTCTAATCCGTCCTTCCGGACATTCTTCAAAACCCTGTCAAGAAAAATCTCACCCCTATTTCACCCCCATATGACCCCCATATGACCCTTATATCGACTGCACCCCCCCTTTTGTCGAAAACCCCATGATATTGTGGCCCCACTCAGAGACCACTGCATTGTGGGGAACGCATGGCTGGAATCACCTTAGCACAGGCACAGGTACAGCTTGAAACATGGCTGGCGGCAAGCCAGGCCGTCTCATCGGGCAAAACCTTCAAGACGGAGAACGAGGCCCTTACCCGTGAGGATGCGGACCGTATCCTGAAGATGGTCGAATTCTGGAACGGCATGGTCAAGTCCCTCTCTGGATCGACGCGCAGACCGGTCATCAATGTCGGAATCAGGAGTCCGTATTGATGAACGTCGCGCAGTCAGAGATATTTGCCAAGGCCATAAACAACATCGCATTGTCGCTGAACAAGCCCCTTTTGTACGGTCCAGACAACAAGCCGATCATTCCTTCCCCCGGGTATGGCGTTAGCCGGTCGGCATCAAAGCGGGCGGGGTCCATGAAGACCTGGGTCCCCAGGCGGCTTTTATCCCAAAGTCAGGAGGCCATGGAGCGGGAGCGGATCGTCGAGCGATCCATTGACCTGACAAACAACGACCCCCACGCGGCGGGCGTGGTTGACAGCTTCGCCACAACCGTCATCGGGCCGGGCCTTGCCCCCCACCCTGTCCTGGACCCGGACATTCTACAAATCAGCAGCGAGGAAACACGGCGGATACAATTACAGCAGAGAAATGTTTTTCTTAACTGGATTCCCCATGCCGATGCAGGGGCAAGAATGAACTTTGGAGAGATCCAGTTTCTTGCCATGCGAAACATGATCACCTTCGGGGAGTATATCTGCCTGGTCCACATGATCGACGATCCCACCCGCCCGTACTACCTGGCATGTCAGGTCATCAATCCGCTCAGGCTGAAGACCCCCGCCGATCTGCTGAACGATCCCAAGATCCGGGACGGCGTCGAGTTAGGGGAGTACGGGGAGCCGGTGGCCTACTGGATCAAGAAAACGGATTCTAAGCGAATGGGAAGCGTCCTCCCTGATACCTCGCAACACTTTGTCCGGATCCCGGCGAAGGTCGGACATCGGTGGAAGGTCATTCATGACTTCCTCGTCACCGAGCCGGAGCAGGTCCGTGGCATTCCGTACTTTGCCCCGGCCATGAAGTTCTTCCGGGATCTGAACGACTATCTGGACGCGGAGCTTGTAAGCAATATCGTCACGGCGGCCTTTTCGCTGTTCATCGAATCGGGCGTGACGGACCCCTGGAACATGGGAGCCAACTTCGCAACCTTTTCAGAGCAGACGAGGAGAAAAGACGGAGCGGACCGGACGGTTCGGTATCAGGAGATGGTGCCCGGGCAAATCATGTACGGGAATCCTGGGGAGAAGCCCTATCCCATTGCCGGGCAACGACCGGGGGGAACCTTCGAGCCGTTTACCAAGATCATCAAGAAGGCCATTTCTCTGGCCCTGAACATGCCCTATCCGGTGCTCTTCAAGGACGTGGAAGGGACTAACTTTGCCGGATTCAGGTCCGCCATGCTGGACGCCTGGCGGGTGTTCAGTCATCGGAGAACATGGCTCGGTCAAGAGTTCTGCCAGAAGATGTACACGATGCTGATGGAAGAGGCGTGGCTTCGCGGGAACCTGTCTATTACAGACTTCTACCCAAACATGGCCGCCCTTACCAGCGCCGAGTGGCGGGGATCCCCCAAGGGAGACATTGAGCCGATCAAGGCGGTCAAGGCCGATATCCTGGCGATACAGCACGGACTGAAGACCCGGGCGGAAGCGATCGCGGAACGCGGGGGAGATATTTGGGTCGTCTATGATCAGCTTCAGGAAGAGAAAGAAAAAGCGGAGGCCCGGGGTCTGTCTTTCGGCGGGCTGAACGTGTCCGAACCGGACGGGGAAGATGGCGGGACCGGCGGCACGGAAGAAGGGGGTGAAAATGAAACTGACTGACTTTAACCACGGCCAGGCATGGAGCATCCTTCCCGACGTTCTGGAAGGCATGATTCAGCGATATCGCTCCGCGTCTGATATCGAAACCCTTTCGGTCGATGTGGAAGCTCTCCTGGGCAAATCTGAGGCACAGGGAGGCAAACCCTATGATCTCACGGACGGGGGAGTGGCAATTATCCCTGTTGTCGGCCCGATTATGAGAGACGAAAGTATCTGGTCGCTCATATTCTCAGAGACCTCGATCGAGGCCCTGACGCGCAACCTCACGCTCGCCCAGGAAGACGCAGACGTGAAGGCCGCGGTCCTGATGATCGACTCTCCCGGGGGGACCGTTTCCGGGATCGATACGGCGGCTGACATGGTGTCTGACTTTTCCAAGCCGATTGTCGCGTTTGGAGGGGGAATGATAACCAGCGCGGCCTATTGGATCGGGAGTTCCGCCCGGTCGGTCATTGTGGAGAAAACTTCTCAGGTGGGGGGTATCGGGGTCCTGATGGTCCATGAAGACTACTCGGAACGGGACCGGATGGAGGGCTTGAAACGGACGTTCCTGTCCGCCGGGAAGTACAAGACCCTGGGGAACGACGCGGAGCCGCTTTCGAGCGATGCACGGGCAATCTTCGAGGGTCGTCTTGACTACTACTACACCCTCTTTGTGGACGCGGTTGCCCGAAGCCGGAAAGAGGATCCCGAAACAGTTGTTGAGAGAATGGCCGAAGGGCGCGTGTTCATCGGATCCCAGGCGGTGGAAGCCGGGCTTGCCGATGCCACCGGGACCCTTCAGACGGCCATTGATGCGGCGCTCTCCCTGATAGGCAAGGAGAGCCGTCAATATGTAGCACAAAACAAAAGGGGGGAGGCCCCCGGAAAGGAGCTTGTCATGAGTGACAGCAAGAATGAACAGGTCACCTCTATCCATACGGTAGAGCAGCTTGCGGCGGCGTATCCGGCCCTCGCAGATGCGCTCCGAAAAGAGGGGGCAAAGGCGATCGATCAAGAAAAGATCAAGGCGGAGGCTTCGACCTCGGAACGGGAGCGGATCCTTGGGTTCGTTGCAATCCAGTTCGGAGAGGAAGCGGAAAAGAAGCTCCGTGCCGTCGCGGATCAGGGGATCACCCCCGATGCGTTCAAGGCGGTCATGGATGCCATGGGGACCCCGGAACAGAAGGGCGAGGTCAAGGGCAAAGCCGAGATCCTGGCCGCGCTGAAGGGTTCGGGCGCGGAGAATCCCGGAGCTGGAAACTCTTCCGGAACAGAAAGCGGCAAGGACTTCATGGCCCTTGTCGATGAGTACGCCCTGGCCCGCGGGGTCTCAAAAACGGATGCGATGCAGGCCGTCATGAGGGCGCGTCCGGAAGCCCATCGGGAATACATCAGGAAGTTTAACGCCTAACCAGGCAGAAAGGCCAAAGGAGGTAAACGATCATGTGGAATGAAGGAACCAAGACGTTCACTGCGGGGGAGGATCTGGAGGCCCGGAGGCGGGTCAAGATCAAAGCCCTTACGACTTCGACCCCCCCGGAAGTGGAGTATGCCGATGCAGGGGAAGACTGGATCGGCGTGACGGAATACGCGGTGCTTGAAGGCGAGCAGATTGCCGTCAAGCTGAACAATGCACCCGGAACCTTTGAGATCGAGTGCGTTGTTGACTCGGAAATCGCCCGGGGAACGGTCCTGTATGGCGCGGCTGACGGGAAGGTTTCCGATGCGTCCAGCGGTTCCGCTCAGGGTATCGCCATGGAGACCGGAGTCGATGACGCGATCATCGAGGTCGCCACCTGGAACGTGAAATCGACAACCGCCGCGACGGTCTCCATCCTGGATTCAGGTGAATACACCGATGCGGCAACGGTCGAAGCGGCCTTGGCCGAGATCTATAAGAATCTCGTCACCGCCCAGGCCACGATCCCGATTCCCCTGGGAGCAATCACCGAAGAAGACGGAACGCCCCTGACGAAACAGGCAACCACCGTGGCGGGTTACGAACAGCTTTCCAACAAGGAAACCGTGATCACCATTCCCATCGGCTGCACGCAAGGTGAAGCTCTCGGGTTCTCCATCCCCGTTCCGCAGGATCTTGATGACAGCGCGGATGTTGTCGTTCATGTCCTGGCCGGGAAAGGCGGCGCTCTTGACGAGCTGACCCTGGATTGCGAGGTCTATCCCTGCGCTGCGGGTGATACGGCAAACGATGACATTCAGGACACGGCAGCCCAAGCGCTCACCGAGGCTGCGAGCGAACTGGCGTTCACCTGCGGAACTGACGGCGTGCTGGCCGCTCCGGGGACTCTGAGCGTGGTTCTCACCCTTGGGGGAGAGAACGATGGAGACGCCGTTTACATTTACGGTGCGTGGATTGAATACACCAAAAAAATCCTGACGGCGTAATGAGCCGCAGATAAGGAGGTAATGCACAATGAGAACTGCAACTGACGCCGCGATATATCGCCCGGACCTGGGGGTCGCGGTCATGGAATACCTGGAAGGGGACACCATGGGGTTCATCGGCCTGGAGGTCATGCCCCTTTTCCCGACCTCGAAACAGTCCGCAACATACCCCGTAATCCCCAAGGAAGCCCTGCTGAACGCTCCTGACGTGTCCCGCGCACCGCGTGGCAAGTATAACCGGGGCGATTGGGAGTACGAACGGGGCAAGTTCTCCACGTCTGAAAAGGGGTGGGAAGAGCCTATCGATGACTCGGAACGGAGCCTGTTCGATCAAGAGGCCCCCGGCATGTCGGATTTCATCGCCACGAAGCGGGCCATGAATCACATCCTGCGCGGCCAGGAAAAGAGGATCGCTGACAAGATCTTCAACGCATCAGCGTTCTCGGCCCATGCCGTGGGGGTTGAGTGGAATACGGGAGAGACGGCAACGCCGATATCTGACGTGAACGACGGGCGGAGCGCCTTTCGTACTCAATGCGGCCTGCTCCCTGATGCCCTGGTCATTTCGTACACCACGTACCAGGACCTGAAGGAATGTGACCAGATTGTCAACCGTCTGAAGTACACTTTCCCCGGAATCGATATCAATCGAATGACCAGCGATCAACTGGCCGCTGTGTTCGATGTCCCCCGTGTTCTCATCGGCGGGAGCATTTACAATTCGGCCAAGAAAAAGAAGGCTGCGACCATTGCGGACTTTTGGGACAAAGAGTACGCGGCCCTGGTGAAGATCGGCAGTGGCATGGATCTTACCCAGCCGTGTGTCGGTCGGACCTTCCTCTGGACTGAGGACAGCAAGGAAAACGCTATCGTCGAGGAGTACCGCGAAGAGAACATCAGAAGCGACGTGTTCCGGGTCCGTCACAATGTCGATGAGGCGTACATGCGCTCCTATGACGATTCAGGGACCGTAGTCAGTGATATCGCTGACGCCTGCATGTACCTCTTCAGCAACATTCATACGTAAGGGGTAGCGATGTCCGATGTGTTCACCACAGCCCTCCGCGCTATTCTGGACGGCCTCTATGGACAGTCTGACAGTGTCCAGGAGGCCGTTTACACCCCACAGGGAGGGGACCCGATACTGTGGAGAGTTTTCTATGAAGAAAACACGGTCATGCAACCTTCGGCCTATTCGGCGGAGGTCTGGGCCTTGGGGAGAACCGTCAAGGGGATCCTTGAAGACCTGGGGGTGAATCCGCAACGGGGGGACTCAATCCTGGTGAAAGGATGCACGTACACCGTGAAAGAGTCTATTTCGGAGAACAATGGTCGGGCAGTGAGGCTGGTAATATCGTGAAGTTCAATGTCGAGATTAATCAGGGAGACCTTAACAGGGTATGCCTGCTTCTTTCGACGGTGAAGGGAGGGGCCGCGAAGGTAACGGCCAGGGCAATTAACCGGACCCTGACCGGGGTAAAAACGGACGCTTCTTCGGAAATCAGGTCTGTTGTGACTGCTACAAAAAAGTATGTGGACAGGACCTTCAAGATTCAAAAGGCTTCAAGTGCGAGGTTGCAAGGGGCGATCAGCAGCACCGGTTCGCCTCTGCCCCTGGCTTCCTTCTCTACCAGACAGACGAAAAAGGGGGCATCCGTTCAGGTCAGAAAAGACCGGCCCCGGAAAGTGGTTCCCCATTCCTTCCACGCTATCATGAAAAGCGGTCACAAGGGAGTTTTCTGGAGGGAGAAGGTGGGGGGCAGGATGGTTGGGCGGCTTCCGATACGTGAGCTTTACGGACCCCGGGTTCCTGACATCTTTTCAAACGAGCCGGTTATGAAAGTGGTCTTTGCGAAAGCGAACGAGAGAATGACCAAGAACCTGTCCCATGAAATCGATTACGAACTGCTGAGGCCGAAGACATGAGCGAGGTTCTAGGAAGCGTTACCGGTCAAATCGTAACAAGCCTGTCGGCAGAGGTTGAAACGAATGCTACGATCCGGGAGTTGATCATACGTCAGATCATGGCTCGACTGGAAACGATCCGGACAGCCGCCGGGTACAACACGGACATCGGATCAAACGTCCAGCGGGTACGCCGCTCGCTCGATCCAAACGAACTCCCGGGTTGTGTCCTCTGGCCGCTTCCCGAAGTGGCTGAACAGTTATACGGAAAAGCGAGATGTTCCATGCCGGTCAAGGTCACGGTCTTTGCCGAGTTTGGCTCCGCGAATCCGTCCGTGGTCTCAGAGAAGATCCTGGGGGACCTCATTAAGTGCCTGGCTTCTCCGTCCTGGATCCGGGACCCGGAGTATATGTCAGACCTCGCGTATAGCGGGGGCGGGTCTGATGAGTACCCCGATGAGGGGGAAGCCGTCGTCGGGACGCACGCAGATTTTACCGTTGTGTACGAGACGGAAAACGGCGACCCGTACAGCCAATAAAAAGACAACAGAGGAGGTAACAAGCAATGCCTACTGCAAAAAATGCAAAGTTACAGATTGAGGGTGGGAGGACATACAAAGCCTTCGCGGCAATGACAGACTCGGGCGACAATACCGTCTTCACGATATCGGGGGGGACTGTCTTTTCCGGTAAATCGGCGTGTGAGCCGGTTGTAAGGCCGGACGGGATCGCAACCGGGAGGGACGTTCTTTCGCCTCATGCAGATGTCGATAAGGTGACTATAGCGGCCTTCACCTGCCACCTGGCCGGGGTCCTGAAGGAGATATCCGCAACCACGGCATCGATCACCAGACCGACTGGAGACGTGGCGCATGTCACCTCTATCACGGTGAGCGACGCGGGTGCTATTGCCGTGGTCGAGGGAACGGACGGGACTGGAGCGACATTCTCAGAGGACCGAGGCGATACCGGGGGACCTCCCTATATCCCGGTTGGGAGTATCGAAATCGGACAGATCCGTGTAACGGCGAACGCCCCGGCGGTTATTGAGGCAGCCGAAATCTTTCAGACAGTCGGACAGCATGTCGAGCGAAGCGATTATCCGGTTTTCACGGTGAGCAACCTGGGAGACGGACTTTCCGCTTCCGCGGCGGCCAAGAAGAACGCCTATGTCGAATTTGCTTCCGCGCTCCCTAAATCACATACCGCTGATATCGTGAAGGGCGTCTATATCCAGTACAACGCCCCCACGTTCCAGAGCCTCGGGAGGGTTCTTGACTTTGTTCCCTGCGAGTTCTCGCATAGCGTTTCATCGAAGGAATACTACCGGGGATCGATCGCCTCCGTTTCCGAAAGCATCGGCCAGGGGTCATATACCGCCCTGATGAACGACAACATTCAAGACCTTCTCGTTACCGAAAAGAACGAGATACCTGACACACAAGTTTTTCCCCGATGAGAACAAAGGCCGCCTATATCCTTACCCAGGGGAAAGTGGGCTTAAAGCGGTCCTTCCCGGTGGCAGATCAGATTCAGGCTGCGGTGACTCTGTCCGCTGAGAGCCAGAGCGTCGAATTCGGCAGTTAAGGGGGAGACGATGGGGTTTGATGTCGAGAAGTTCCAGCAGGCTTCTTTCGCATTCAGGGAGGAGACCATCCCGGTCCCGGAGCTGAAGGATTTTTTTGGAGAAGGGGAAGAACCCGTTTGGAAGGTGCGGAACCTTACCGGATTTGAGGTATTCGTGGCGAACGAGGCCATGGAGCGAAACCGGCGAAGGAATGAGATCATGGAAGGTCTTATGTCCCAGGACCGGAAAGAGGTTGTCGCGGCTGTCAAGGAGCTGGCTGGGTACACGGATAAGGCCCCCGATGAATACGTGAGGCGCCTGGAAGTGTTTCGGATGGGGTCCGTGGAACCGGAGATCTCAAAGGAAATTGCCGTCAGGATCGCTGACACCTTTTCGACTACCTTCACGCACCTGACGAACCGGATCCTTATACTGACGGGGCTGGGAAAAGAGCCGGGAAAATAACGCGCCTGTGGCAGAGGCCCGATGTCCGGGCGTCTCTCGCTCTCTGCAAACAGCACGGGCGCTTTTTGTACGAGGCGAGGGCTGATCTTTTTCCACAAGGCTTCTTAACACCTGACGAGATTGATCTGTGGAGCCGCTACTACGAAAGTCTGGGGGCTGAGCGATGAACACTGGTTTTATGGTGGTTACTGAAAGGGATTGGGAAAAAGCAACGCCCGAACAACGCGACTGGTACATATTTAACACCCTCCAGAGCCTTAACGAGCGATTGAAGAAGCTGGAGAAGCAAACTTTCTTTTTCAGGGTGTGCGCGTTTGCCGGAGGCGTGATTGGTGGTGCAGTCGCAGCCCTGGGAATAAAGCTGACATAAAAGGAGGCTCCTGATGTCAAAGAAAGCAAAGCAAGCAGACCGCGACAAATACTTTGATGCGGCCTTCGCCGCCCTGATGGATAACGAGGGGGGGTATGCCAATGACCCCGATGATCCGGGAGGAGAAACGAAGTACGGGATATCTCAGAAGTCATACCCGGACCTTGACATTGCCGCTCTCACTGAAGAGGACGTTAAGGCCATATACCGGAAGGACTTTTGGGACGCGCTTTCCTTGTCGGAGGTTACGACCCCTGACATTGCCGGGGAGGTATTCGACACGGCAGTCAATATGGGGAAACGTACCGCGGCGGTGATCGCGCAGAAGGCTCTCAAGTACCTGGGCGAGGACCTGAAGGTTGACGGGATAATTGGACCGAAGACCCTGGCCGCGCTCAATCGGTGGGGGGAGCAGGACCCCCGCGCCCTGTTCGTCTGTCTCAATGGCTTTCAGTTCATAGAGTACACGGCGATTATCAATTCAAAACCGGCGCTCGAACAATATGGCCGTGGATGGACGCGGCGCATACAGGAATACCGGGGGGTGAAGCTATGATCAGCCTCCAGCCGGGGGATGTCTTCTGTACCAGAAATCCTATGGCCCTGGGTCGGGTGATCTGCTTTGTGCAGAAGATTCATGCCTCGGATAACCAGGCGGAGTACAGTCATTCCGGCGTAATCCTGGACAAGGGCGGCACGACCTTTGAGGCCCTGTGGACAAATAAGCGCCAGAACCTTTTCCGTGCCTACCAGGGTAAAAAGGTCCTGATCGGGCGTCATGACAAGATGACCCAGAAGCGTTTCAAGCGGGATGGGAAAGGATCAAACATCATGAAGGCCACTGGTATGCCGGTCACCGGATTGCTTTCTTCCTGATACCCTTTGTTGCGAAGTACCTCAATGTCGGCCTCGGTGTCTGCTCGGAGCTGACTGCCAAGTTTATCACCGGATCGCTCATTATCCCTGGTTTCTACTGGAAGGGGAAAAATCCGGACCACATCGCGGACATGATCCATCGATGGAAAGGGTGGCATGTCGTGTATGAGGGTGTCCTGAAATAAAAAGGGGGAGCAGTGGTGTCTGATGCCGAAAGGGTAGTATCAATCATCTTTAACGGCGTGGATAACGTCTCCTCCGTGTCCGGGAAGATCGGCTCGCAACTGTCAGCGATCGGGAATGTAGTCGAGGGAGTGGCCCACCCTTTCGCCGTCCTGGGAGAGAACATCCTTAAAACCGAACGCCGCCCTTGTCGCCCTTGCGGCTGGGGGACTGGTTTACGCAATCAGCAAATCCATTGACTTTGAATCAGCGTCGATCGAACTCCTGAAGGTCCTGGGCGACGAATCAGACCGCCTTGACGAAGCTAAACAAAAGGCCCTTGAGTTGTCCGATGCCTATGGCGTGAGCGGCACGGCCATTCTCGGAGCAATGGCAAATTTCAAGCAGGCGGGGTTCGACCTGGACGGGGCCATGACGCTCGCGGCGAACGCCCTAGACCTGGTCATTGCCGGGGACCTGGAGGCGGCGGAAGCAAGCGAGATCCTGGTTGCGGCACTGAAGGGGTTCAAGGCCCCCGCTGAAGACGCAACGCGGCTGACTGACATCCTGAACGAGGTATCGAACAATTACGCAACCAACGTCCGGGAGCTTGGCGTTGGTATGGCCGCTATCTCCCCGATAGCCCGAACCATGGGCTTTTCGATGGAAGAAACGGCTGGTCTTGTCACCCCTATCATTGAGGTCTTTCGTTCCGGCGATCAGGCCGCGGTTGCCCTGAAAACCGGACTCCTGAAGCTGGTTGATGATGCGATGCCGGTCCGTAATGCTCTCGCTTCTATAGGGGTATCACAGACAGAGGCAAACGGCGCCCTGCGATCCGGGAAAGACATCCTTTTCGACGTGGCGACCGCTTTCCAAGGGTTAGAGCAGAACCAGAAACTTTTTGTAACGTCACAGCTTGTGGGTATCCACCAGGCCGGAAGGATGGTCGAGGTCTTCGACGCCCTGAGCAAGACAACGGAGATCACGGCAGCCGCCATGAAGGCTACCGGATCTGCGGCGCAGGAAGTTAAGATACGGCTCGAAAGTGCTGAAGTTGCGGTCGATCGGTTCAAGGTTGGTTTTGAGAACCTGGGAATAGCAATCGGAAACGAATTCTTGCTGGCGGCGAAGGAAGCGGTCGAAGGCGGGACCGACATAGAAAAGGCCCTGGCAGACATCGTAAGGGATGGGACATTTTCCCCTGTCTTTGACAAGCTGAGAGCCTTCGGGGAAGACGTGGGGGAATACCTCCACGCGGTAGCAATAGCGATGCCGGAGGCCTTTGAGCAGGTCGATTTTGACGAACTCTTGGACTCGCTTGGAAACCTGGGGGAGTCGTTCAGGCGTATTTATGAATCGATCTTTGGCGACCTGGACCTGACGAAACCAGGGGATCTTGCTCAAGCGATCCAGAAGGTTGTCGATACGATCACCACCCTTACCAATGTCACGTCCGGCATCGTTGAAGAAGTTTCTCCCCTGATCGAAATGTTTGTCAATCTGACAGAGGGGGTCAACTCCTGGGACGCTGATACCCAAAAGGCCATGGGGAACCGGTTGGCCGATGCGATGATCATCGATAAATATGGAGCGGCGGTTGGCAGCGCCGCCGTGTTCCTTGCTACGCTGGGGAACAGCGCTGAAAACGTCGATGAGATCCTGACCGACATAAACATCCTGGGTGATCCCTTTGCGGCCTTAACCTACGGGGCGGAGGACGCAACGAAAGCAATCGAAAGAGTCCCTTCTGCCGTTGGAGACGCACACGCCGCACTCGCGGACATGCCCCCTGTGGAGATTGTGGATACTAAAAAGACCGAAACGGATATGGGGGAGCTGTGGGATGTCGTCAAAGGGGCCTGTGATGAGATCAATGCGAACCTGAAGGCCGACGGGGGCGCGAAGGTTCCGGCCACGGTCGATGAGGAGTCCGTAAAGGTGGCGAAACGGACCCTGGAAGAAACGCTCCCGAAAACGCACGAGCTTGATGTCAGGATCAAGCAGGAACTCGTCAGGGCGCAAACCGAAATAACCACGGCAACCATTAGGGCCGAAACGGAAAAGTGGAAGTCCATGTTCGAGTCCGTCAACGTCGGGATCGAAAGCACCGGTGACACGCTTCAGTCTTTTTGGAGCACGCTCGCCGGTGGAGATCTCTCCTTGGCTCAGCAGATGAACCTGGAAAGCTATATGCGAAAAGAAGATGACAGGAGACGGGAAGAGTTTGAGCTTCAGAAGAGGCTCAGCGAACAACAGATTACGTTGAATCGGTTGAAGGTCGAGTCACTGGAGCGGGGGGACGCCTTGATAACGGTTGAAGGGTCCGGTCTGCAACCGCACCTTGAAGCCTTCATGTGGGAGATCCTGGAGGCGATACAAATCAGGGCGAACGCAACCGGGGCCGAGTTCTTGTTGGGGGTTTAATCCATGCGTGAAATGATCGGCATATCTTCGCCGGTACTGGACAGCAACGGGGCGGTCATGGTCCCTCTTCTCGCGGATTCAAAGACCAGGGACTTGTCGCGCCGGGTTTCCCGAACACAGACCCTTGACGGCGGTTGTGTCATTACGGACGGCGGTTTCTCCCATGGAGATCGGACTTGGGAAATTGTGACGAAGTACGAGCAATCCCGATGGAATACGCTGGTTCACCTGGCGGAGGATTATTCCCTTGTCGTGATTGCTTCCGCCGAGGGCCTGTTCCTGGGAACGATAAGCCTTTTGGAGCCGGTCGATGAGACGATCCGGTTCCGTGTTTTGCTGAAAGAAAAACTATAAAGGAGTGTGAACAATGGGAAACAGAATGAAGATCGGAGTCAAGACGGAGGCCGAAGTCATGGGGAGAAAAAATCTTCTGGCCGCACTCGTGATGCAATCAATATGGGACGTGGAATGTTACGGCCCGGACGGGAAGAAAAAGTGGGAGAGCCTGGGCAACCACAACGTCATGACAGACGAAGGGCTGGATCATCTATTGGATGTCCTGCTTCACGGGTCAACTCAGATCACGGCATGGTACGTGGTCCCCTTCGAGGATGACTTCACGGCGGACGGAGACGAAACCTATGCCGTCCCGGGTTTCACGGAATGCACCGCCTTCACAGAGGCAAACAGGGTGGCGTATAATGAAGCAGCCTCTTCCGGGCAGTCCGTGACCAACGCCGCGAACAAGGCCAGCTTCAGCATCAATGCCACGAAAACGATCTATGGCGCGGCGCTTGTCGGTGGGGGAACGGCGGCTGACACAAAGGGAGATGCGGCAGGCGGGGGAACGCTCCTCTGCGCGGCCAAGTTCTCCTCGTCGAAGCCATGTGAATCGGGAGACACCCTGAAAGTCACCGCCACCGTGTCCGCTCAGAACGTAGCATAACGGGAGGAAAAGCCAATGGCGAAGGGAAAGATATCAATCGCTGAAGGTGCGGATAAGGCAATCGCTTCTCACAGTTTTACCGAAGACGCAGAGACAAAGCACGTTGAACGGGTTGCGCCGGGTGCGGGAGTTCTTACCATACCGGGGACCGCTCAGGTTGCGGAGAAGACGGAGGCCGGGGCCTATCCTGCATCCCCTGTAAGCGTGGTGGGGATGGCCGGTATCCTGATTAAGGCGAGCTTTTCGGCTACTGGCATATCGTGTGCGTACCGGGTGCAGTTATTTGATTCTGCTGACACAATCATAAGTCAGTCGGATGAGTATGCGATAGGTAACACGGAGGTAGCCGATGGCGCCCGATACGTTGGCTCCGCTATCATTATTGACAATCGATTTATTGGAGCGGCTGGTATTAAGATTAACCTGACAACCGCTCCTGCGAGCGGTAACGTCTCATTCTTTATTTCAGGGGTGTAGCCGTGAACGAATACATTAAGACCCTGGATGATTATATCGCGCGGATCAATACGCCTGTATCGAGCGGTATCTTTTATCCCGCCACTTCCGGTGATGATGGATACTGGTGGCCCGCCGGCGCGCTTAATACCGCAAACAATTATGTGTTCTCATCGCATTCTATAGACACGATGGTAAGTTTTATCCGGTTCCCGAATGTCAATATCCCTCAAGGGGCGGTTATTTCAGAAGCCTTTCTGCGTGTTACAGCCGATGCCGCTCGATCGGGTGAATCCGTTTGTAATATCTACGCGAATGATGTTGATAATGCGTCCGCGCCCATAAACGAAACGCAAATGGGGGCGTTGGTATATACAACGGCTTATGTGGAATGGGATCAAGAAGCCTCTTGGGGAGCAGGCACGCAATATGACAGCCCTGATATTTCTACTGTCATTCAGGAGATTGTTGACCGTGAAGGATGGGTCAGCGGCAATGCGATGACGCTTCTTCTGGATATCATTGGAACCACGTATAGCGTAATATCATCGTATGACAGGGGGAGCGGCCTTCCCGAACTGCATATAAAGTGGGATTAACCCTTTGCCTGGGCGGTGATAACAGCTACATGGACTGAGTAATCAATCATGCCGATCTGGAAATTTACACAGCAGGTAGCCCCATCTGGAGAGATCGCTGTTACAGCCGGTCTCTCCGTTTCGTTTGAGGCGGACACTCCGCACCGGGGGGATATCGGAAACGGTCGGTCTTGCCCTTGCTGTGTCCGTTGAGCAAGTTGATTATGGAACAACTGAAGGCGTTGCCCTTGACGCCTCTTTTGAGGCCGTCGTTCTGGCGGGGGATCTGGAAGGGAAGATCGGTCTTTCCGGGGAAGCTGACGCGGAGGCCGAGTACAATCAAGGCGTGTCGGTCTCAGTTGAAATCCCCGTAACCATGGAAGGGGTCTCCCTCACTGATACCATCCCGGAAGTGATCGGGGTGGGGGAGGCAGTTTCAAGGGGTCACGAGAGGTTACCCGGGAAATCGAAGACATAGCCGGTATTTCCTCTTCCTTCGAGGGATTCAACTGGACCGATTTTCTCCGGTTCTACGGCGATCATGCGGTCAAGCGATATTATCTCACGCTTACTGGTGCGGAGAACGGCCTTGACGATATTGTCATTCCCTTTGCCTCTTTCCAGACCCGAATCCGGAATCAGGAGCCGACATATCTTTCTATCGTGGTCCCTGGGATGGATTATGCCGACGCCATTGTTGCCCGGCCTGACGGACAGATAGTAATCGACATGGCATATTTCTTTTCGGGTGAGGAGATGCACCGGGAAGAGATCGTCCGGGCTGATCAGGAGACGATCGACATACACGAGGGAGGAACAAACCAGTCCATTGTTTTGACCGGCCATAAGACGATTGACTGGGGCGGAGCTAAAACGGTCTCTCTTTCCGGTGTCACCTATCGGAGAACAACGAACGGAACAACGCGGCTCCGGACGGCGATCCCGGACCTGTACTTGAAGCCGGGTGACTACGTTTCATACGATGGCGACACGATTCAGGTTGACCAGATATCAATCTTTGTGGAATCGGCTTACAGCATGATGGAAGTGGCGGGTCAGTGAGATGGGCAAAGGGATCATCAAGTCAGGGGGGACCGGGGGACTGTATGAGGTCGAAGTCGTCCTGGAAACATCCCGGATACAGGCGGAGCTTGACCGCCTTGCCACCCGGATATCTCAGCTTGAAACCTTGATTGCCGGTGAAACAGACGAAAAGAGAAAGAGATACTATCGACTGCTCAAGGTTTCCCTGGAAAAGAAGCAGTCTTACCTGGAGAAGTACCGGACGGAGAACCCAACTGTATCCGCGTGGTGTGCGGACTTGACGGAAAATCTTTCGGGTGAGGTTGCAACGGCGGAGATCCCGGGGGAACGAACGTCCATCATAATTCGGCCTGGATTTACGGGGCTGGCAGAGTATGATCCATCCAGAGACGGATACCTGTCGCCGATCCTTGCCCTTTCGCCCGCTGAAACCTTTTACAACCTCGCCATGAAGCCGGGTTGGCAGAAATGGAAGCCGACCTATCGGTATGGAGTGATCACGTTCATTGACGGGGATACCTGTTCCGTTACGCTGGAGAATGCCTCAAACAGCGAAACCGGGATGGATGTCAATCAAACCGGCGTGATCCATGGTTGCCCTATCGGGTACATGACCTGAAACGGCGCGGCCTTCGCTGTCGGTGACAGCGTTTTGGTAGAATTCCAAGGGCAGGACTGGAGTAACCCTGTGGTTATCGGTTTTAAGACAGACCCGAAGCCGTGCGGGTTCATGTTCAGGCTGACCCGGGGCGATGGTGCGCCGGTCGATAATTATCTGTATAACTATATCCGGGTATATGATTCTCTCGGGGCGTTGCAGTCAACCGCGATTTCGTTTGATTCAGACTCTCGAGTTTGGACCGTGAAACTTAGCAGTGCGGAAATCGATCCTGATGGGTATTGGGTTGAATATCTATGTGAGGACGGCATTCTTACGGGTTATCCGTATCGATACAAGACGGCTGACAAGAGGAGGCCGGAGGACAGGATTCTTCCGGGATCGTATGAAGACGTAATCCCCTTCTGGAAGATAGGGAGCATGCAGTCACCAGAGGACATCGCATATTGGGAGACGTTTCGGAATCTTGATGAAGGGGGCATGGAACACGCACCCCCTACCGGGAAATATGCTGTCCGTCCGGAGGCCATGGTTTACATGATTACGGAAGCCATGCGAATGAGTTTGCATGTCCAATCCTCAGTCCCGTGGAAGGCTACCTACAAGATCAATCAGGCGTTTACAACGAACTACGAGGCTACCGGCAGGCAATACACATCTGAACCGCTTGATCGCTTTATGGATAATGACGGTACGGGCGAATCATTTACCGGCAGCTTTACCGTCAAAAGCGATGACGAGGCATTGAGCATTTCAGGGAGTGACGGGTTGTATCCCGCAACGTCAGCTACCGGGGAGTGGCGCACTGAGACGGATTTCAATGTTTATATTGAGCTTGACTCCTTTGGTCCGTACACTGTCACCGGGAAGCCGTTGGAATGGGATGGGGGCGCATGGGTACGAGTGCCGGAGACGTGGAACTTTGCCGATTATATATTTGAAAACTTGCGCTTGGAAATGGATGTAGTCTATGAGGAAGAGGCGTGAATCCTTGCATGGGTACCGGCTTGAAGGTGAAGATGTTGACATCCTTTGCCCCGGCTTCATCGAATGAATATGGGATGGTGGGGGTAAGCTTGTGGAGAGACGCTCCGGTTCAATAACATCGATGGAGCGTAGCGGAGTTGCCAATCCGAGTTGATGTGGTAGTTAGCTGCTTTTATATTTCTTTACTAAACGGTAGTGTCTTGATGTATTGTTCCATAAATTGATAATCTGGTTTCTCATTTTCAGTCACTGGAAGTTTTATGGTTGATATATTCATTCTTTCCACGTGCCATTTTCTCCCGTAATTGAAACGGTACTTTTCTAATCTAATAAGAGAAACGATAAAAAGCGCAATAAATTTATTCATTGTAAATTTTGGATATAGAACATTGACATCATCGGACGCCCAAAACGGTTTTGGTTGATAGAATGCCTCGGCTACTGAGCCGTTATAATTGACGGTGATTGTGTTTCCATCATGGATTGGCTTTTGCCCTATATATTCTCTGTATCCATTATTCGAATCTATTGAGCCAATAAAAGGTATGTTTCCCCTTTTCATGTCGGCCTTGGTGAGCCTCTTACCTTTCTTTATTTCAAATAAATCTTCCAGTTTAAACCATTGCCAAGCGCTTGAGGTTAATTCAGGTGGTTTCTCTTTTATGAATGATTTGTTAGCACTATCATATTTGTGAACGTTGCTTTTGAGAACCCAGTTGGGTATTTCATCCTTGCTCGGTATTAAAAGGTCTGAAAGTGTCCTGTTAGCTTGGCGACCATAATTGTAACGGTACTGATTTGCGCGGATACATGCGCAGTAAAACAAATTTTCTGCTTCAGTGAGGAATATTTTCGGTGTTAAACAATAAATATGATATCCACTATAAAATGGTTCTGGTTGTAAAAATGTTTCTAAAACCGAACCACTAAGGGCCACAGTAATCGTATTGGCTGGTGTAGGTTCAACTCCACTTATTTTGCTTACTCTAGCCGAAACGCCATTATTCTTAGCCGTTCTTGATACAAAGCTAATTCCGTTATCAACTTGCTTAAGCCTATTAAGCTCTAAACTATTTCCATATTTAATATCAAAAAGTTCAGATATTTTAGATAATTTCATAACAAACCAACCCTGAGCTTAAACAGCATGTAATTCTTAACTGTTTGCTCAAATATATCTTGAGTAATTGTTGAATAGTTTGTTTCCATGTAAGCCTCAGCGCACCACTCATTTTCATGAGTTACATATTGTTTCACACATTCACCCGGAATATCATCTCGATTTCTATATGTTTCAACCCAATGATCCCTTATAGAATTCCATCGTCCATTAAAGTCAATTCGACCTTTATGTTTTGTTTTTATAAAACCATCATCTTTCCAATATCCGAACCATGTTTTTTTGTTTGTTGTTGAATGTGGAATATGAGCCTTGAAGATCATAATGCATGGCACTGTGCCAACAGGATAAAATAAATCAGTTGGCATTGACATAACTGCATCAAGGGTATGGTGATTTAAAAGTTCTTCTCTTTTGGGATGCGGCGAAATAGCACAAGACATAGGAATAATGGCAATACCGGTTCCGCCTTTAACCAGACAGTCAAGCATGTGTTTCACAAATACTAGCTCATGTAAATCTTCGTCACTTTGTGAATAAGGCGGGTTGAGCATTCCAATGTTGCATTGATGTGCCTTTATTTCCTTTGTTATTGCTTCGTCAAAGCAGCTACCTTGATGTAGATTAGCCTTACCATCACCACGTAGGATCATGTTGCTTGCTGCAAGTGCATACATGTTTGGTTGCTGTTCAACCCCTATAAGCCCTTGATTTTTTATTTTTTCTTTGTCTTTTTTGGTCACTGCCTGTCTAAACATTTGATGCATTGCAGAGATAAGAAAACCACTTGTGCCAGCGCAAATATCCAAAACTCGACTATCTTTTTGGACGTTTGCAAGAAGAGAAAATAGCTCCGTTATATGCCTCGGTGTTAGCACAATCCCCAATGCTTTCTTATCTCCACCGGTATACTTAAGAAATTCCCCGTAAAATTGACCTACGACATCAAAATCATTATAAACACTGATGAATGGCCATACTTTTTCATTCAACATCCGTATTTGTTCATACAAAACGCCTTGGGGGTATTTTTTATTAGGCTTGCCAAGTTCTGGATGGACAGCAATCGATGAGTAAGGTTGAGTCATACTATATTCTTTAGAGTGAGGGATATGGGCCTTTTTGAATTCTTCTTTTATTACCCTCATCCATTCTTTTTGAAGATCACTCGGAGAATATGCATCAAAACTTTTTGCAAAAGCTTTATTTTTTAAGGCAATTAATGTGCCGCTGACCAGTAATTTCCGGTTAGGAAATTGCATATCGAATTGGCAAATAATGTTTAAAAACGAACGGTTATTTCATGATTTTCCTTGACAAC